GGACAAGCCCAGTGAAGGGAGGTGAGAAAACCTTGACCAAGCAGGAATTTGACGCATTATTTGAGCGGTGTAAGGCCCGCTGCCTGCCCTCCGATCAGGGGCAGATCCAGGAGAAGCTGGCCCGCTTCACCAACGAAAACGGGCAGGTATCGGCCCAGGCCCTGGCGGTGTTCACCTATGTGGAGACCATCCAGTATACCAACGAGCTGCTCTACTCCGTTCTTTCGGAGGCCCTGAACATCCAGGAGTGAGCGCTTTCCAGTCACGCCCCCGGCCCGGCTTTGACGGCCGGGGGCGGACCGGGAGAAATTGCGGCAGATCAGGAGAATTACGGAAATCCCTTGACTTCTCAGCAAAAATCCGCTAAAATAGCAGAGCATCCTACAAACAGAGATGCGCTGGTGTGGCTCAATGGCAGAGCACATCACTCGTAATGATGAGGTCAAAACTGCTCTGAAACCCTGAAAGCCTTGGGGCACAATAGACTCGAAATTTCGGTTGCCAAAAGTTTTCCACAAATGGGGTTTATTTGGGGTTTATCTCAACTTCAACAGGCAGAAAACCACATAAGCTGGTGTGGCGCAGTGGTAGCGCAATTGATTCGTAATCAATAGGCCAGGGGTTCAAATCCCCTCACCAGCTCCATAGGAACGGCCGCAGGAAACTTAACTTCCTGCGGCCGTTTTCTTTACTTCTTGTGATTTCACTTCACTTATGTCTTCACTTTCTGGAGCGACCAGATCGCCGAAGCGGTCAAAGGCCTCTGCTGCCTTTGCCTCGGCCGCGGCGATGACATGGGAGTAGATATTGCTGGTGGTGCTGGTCTGTGCATGGCCCAGGTTATGAGAAACAATGACAAGAGGGGCCCCATCTGCGATCATCAGGCTGGCGTAAGTGTGCCGGAGGGAATGGATGGTTACTTTTGGCAAGCCAGTCCTTTTTACAAATTTAGTGAACCACTGGGTGACGCTGTCCGGAAACATCGGAGCCCCTTCATCATTGGTGAAGATCCGATCGTCTTTATCCTGCCAGGCATCCCCCAAGGCCCCCCGCTGGGCATCCTGCCAGCGCTTATACTCCAGCAGGAGAAGAACAGCGGTGCGGGAGATCCTCAGCGGCCGCTCGCTGGTCGCGCTCTTTGGCTTATCGACATAGCAGCCTTCAGAAGAGATATAGTTCCATGTCTGGCGAACATAGAGCATTCGCTCATCCAGATCGACGTCGCACCATCGCAGGCCCAGAAATTCTGCGCGCCGGAGTCCGGAGAGCAGATCAAAAGTAATGACCGCCCTCCACTTGATAGGCTCATCCTGCAGCAGCTCCAGCAGCCGCCGGGCATCCGGCTCATCCAGATAAGCTGCCTTCCTGTGGGCGATGCTGGGTAGATCGGCCCGCTCGGCTGGATTTCTCTCGATGTACTTCCACTTCACTGCACGGTATAGGACAGCGGAAAGCGTGCGGTGGTAGGTGTGGATGGTGCCGGGCTTCAGCGGCGTATCATCGTGCTGCCGAACAAAGAGCTTGTTGTAGGGAACATCCAGCTTCTCGCAGATCTGCTCAGCGCAGTTTTGGGCGATCCCACGGCCATTCTTCAGCTGAGAGAAGCACCAGATCGACACGCCGGTCTGCCGGGACAGTTCTGCCTTGCAGGTCTTGCGCTCCTTCATCCAGGCGGCGAAGTCCACCTTCGGCATCGCCTTACAGCGGCTCCGCATGCCTTCCTCCTGCAGGTTGGCGTAGAAAGATGCGATGTGCCCGGGCTTCAGATCCTTCAGCTTGATATGGCCGAGGGCCTGGTTGATGAATTTCATCGTCTGCTCGTAGCTGAAGGCAGTCTTTTTCTTCAGGTTGGGTCTGGCGTACTGCTCCAGGAAGATCTCCGTGAAATCCACCAGCCGGATATTCCCGTTCTGGGTCACCTGATGCCGCACCCGTTCCTCGAAGAGCGTGGCTTCCCGGTTCAGGGCCTTCTCGATCTGGCGCTTGGTCATGCCCGGCTCCGGCGTCCAAGTCATCTTCTCCCGGATCTGCCGGCCGTTGATATCATACCCGTTGGACACGATAATCCGGTAGCTCTCGCCTCTCTTTTCAATTGTGGCCATAATTTGATAAAACCTCTCTTTCCATTCTTGCCAACCCAGCTTTTCCTGTGGTAGAATGGAAAGGCAAAGTTGGCGTCTTTTTGGTTGTGGCCATTCTGGCGTTGTATCTTCTTTCGTGGTGGATTGCAGATAAAATACTTTGCAGGGCCGTCCGGGTGTGTGGTAGCTCCCGGGCGGCTTTTCTCTTGCTTTTTGCCGCCCCCCGGGCGGTTTATTTTTTGCGGAAATCGACAACGATTACCCGATCCGAGAGCCGCCGCACAGAAGATCGTCCAAATCTTCCACATAAGGATCCAGCGCGGTATCCACGATGTTGCGGATAGGCTGCTCGGCCTTCAGGTAAGCGTGGAGGAGAAGGGTGACCTTTTCGGCCTGGCGGCTGTCGAGATGGTCAACCGTGGAGATGATATCGGCCAGGGACAAAGCAACGTCCCGCTCCAAGGTTTTATAGTACAGCAGGGTGGCTCTCTTTTTATCGTCGCAGCTGTAGGTGGAATGGATGCTGTGCTCTGTGCCATAGGTTCGGCGCAGCTCCTCCACCGCCGCCGTGCGGCCGCTCTTGTTCTCCTCGGCGATGGAGGACAGAAGTTCGGAATAATCAAATCGTTCCATAGGCACGTCTTCGCCCATAAGCCATGCTTCGCTAACATCAAGAGCCTTTGCGATTTTGTAAATATTCCTCTGTTTAGGTTCATACTCACCGGAAAGATACGTGCTTATAGAAGATTTTCCGATTCCGGTTAAAGAGACTAAGTCGACCTGCTTCATTCCTCGAATGGTCATTGCCTCTTTGATTCGATTTGCGATTGTAGCCATACCATCACCTCTCGCCTATATTATAACTAATTGTTCAGAAAACGCAACAAGAATTTTTGCAAAATTAAAAATTGTTCAGAAAGGCGAAAAAATTGTATTGACAACCTCAAGATGTGGTGTTATGCTTTGTTCAGAAACACGAACGGAGGTGTGTCAATGGAATTCGATTACAGCCGACTCCGCGGTAAAATTCGCGAGGTATTTGGCACTGAAGCGGCCTTTGCAAAGGCGATGAAGATGGGACGTGTCTCTTTGAGCCAGCGGCTAAACAATGTTTTGGAGTTTTCTTCCCCGGAAATTCTGAAATCTTGTTCTTTGCTGGGCATTTCTTCTGCCGAAATTCCTCAATATTTTTTTGCGGAAAAAGTTCAGAAACGCGAACCTGGTGCATAAGAGAAAGGAAACACCAAACATGAAGTTAACGCTGAAAGGCCTTGCGCTGATTGCAGCCATCGAAACCGGTCTGCTCCCGGAGATTGAGAGGGACGGCGTGGTTGGTTATGACACGGATCTTTTCAACCGATTCTGGGATGCGTTTAGCAAGTCAGTGGAAAAAGCACCCCAGGCACCATTCGACAAGAAGCGCGCATACCGAACCGGCCAGCGCACTCAATAGGCAGAGAAACACCTGAAACCAACGCTCCCGCTTTTTCTGGTCGTACTCGGAGAGTGCAACACGGCCCAGTTGCGTAATGCAGTACGCATTAAAAAATACCTGAATAATGCCGGGGATGGATTCGACCGCAAGATCCGTAGGCTCGATGTATCCCTGCTTGGCCAGGTACTGGTCCACATCGGAAAGGCCGTTGTCTCCGACAGGGATGCTCGGGACATCGCGGTACCGCCGCAGGGCTTTGTACTGTTCCTTTGTCAGCATTCTGTATGCCTCCTCTCACCGTCATTTTACCACCCGGCCAGAGAGAGGACAAGCCACCAACCACTACGAAAGGAGAACAACATGACCGGAAGAATTATCATCAACGGAATTTCGGATGCCGAAAAAGCGGCCAAGGAAATTCTCGAGCACATCCAGGCTATCAAAGATATCCAGCGCAGGATGGTCTGGTTCGGATCTGATATTCAGATTGTGCTGGACAGCAAGGAAGAAGCCGCCAGCGGCAACTGACGGCTTCCTGCTGATTAACGGTTTGATTCAAGGTACTTAATGATCTCTTTCCGGAATTCATCCAGCGCGTAGAAGGTCTGTCTTGATAACTGAGCAATGTCCCCGCCGGTAACAGGTTCATTGCTGTAGTCATCATATTCGCTGCGCATTTCGCTGGAGAAATCCTCTAACACCAACGTCAAACGCTGGTCCAGCTCTTTAATCGTCATATACTCACCCCCTTTCTGCCGCCAGTCTACCACACAGGCCCGGAGAGGGCAATCCACCACGAAAGGAGATAACCCATGCCCAGAATGAGAACCGCAGCCAAGGCACATGAGCTGATCTTGGAGCAGGATCCCGAGAGTGAGATCACCCTTCACTACATAAGACAGCTTATCGCCACCGGCGCCATCCCTGTCGTCCATGTTGGGCGCAAGAAACTGGTCGATGTGGATCAGCTCATCGCATATCTCGCCGCAGGGACAGACGGGCCGCCTACCACCGCGCCCGTTACCCGATATGGCCATCTTAGGAGGATCGACCTATGAAGCGACTGACACGAGAAGAACGCCGGCGCATCCAGCGCCGTGCCGCAAACATCCGGTTCCTGACCTTTGTGCTGATCCTGCTGGCGCTGGGCGTCTGCATCGGCTACACCGCCGCACGCGCTCAGAACGCCTGTGAGCCGCCCGAACCGCGGGAGGCGGTGTCCCAGCCCTCCCCTGTCGATGATACGCCGCAGAAGCCTGCAGAGCAGCCAGCAGAGGACTATTCCAGCGTTGCAGATCTGGAACTAATCGGCACCTTCACCGCTACGGCCTACTGCCCCTGCGTTGAGTGCTGCGGGATCTGGTCGGCCGAGCATCCGAGCCGTGATGCTGATTATGTGCAGCGGACAAGCTCCGGCACGATCCCCGAGGAAGGGCGCACGATATCGGCCGATTGGGATGTACTTCCCAAAGGAAGCGAAGTTGTGATCAACGGCCATCCGTACATCGTTGAAGATACCGGCGGCGCTATCAAGGGCCACCGTATCGATATCTACTTTGAGAGCCACGAGGCTGCGGTGGAGTTCGGCGTTCAAGAAGTGGAGCTGTACCGCGAAAAGACCGCTTGATTATTGTTCCCCGCCTGATGATGGCCAGCCGGGTACTGGCCGAAACGCCCTTCTGGGCGTCGCGGGAACCCGTCGGCTCCGTGGGAAATCGCCGCCACGTTGATATATTGCACTTTGACAGTTGAAATATCCTGCTTTCTGCCGGGCGTCTTCCCGGGCGCCCGATGACCTCTCTTTGAGCCGGCCCCGCCGATTTTTGACAGCGATTTGCGGCGGGCGTCCGGCAGAGGGCAGGAGCCCTACTAATCAGGAAAGGAGGAACACCACCCATGAACGAACGTGCCCAGAAGTCAATCCTTCAGATGGCCCACGGTGCAATCCAGGAGAGGGCTGACTATGAGATGTCCCGCCTACTGGACAATATCCTGGATCCCAACACGGCCGCCACCGCCCAGCGCACCCTCACCATCACCCTGAAGCTGAAACCCGACGATACCCGGCAGAACATCGCCGTCAGCTGTGTGGCCAAGTCTACTCTGGCAGCTACCAATCCCGTCACCACATCGCTCTATGTGGCCGACGAGGAAACCATTGTGGAGATGGTACCGCAGATCCCTGGCCAGACGGCTATCGATGGTCCCGATCAGGAAGCCCCGCCGCTGCTCAAACTCATTAAAACCGCAGGATAAGGAGAATCCACATGCTGAAAGAATTTATTGCACACATCCAGAAGACCACCCAGCCGCTCATCCACGAGGTTGAAGGCGCCACCTTTGTGATCAACGCGGAAGGTGAATATCAGGAAATGCTTCCGTCCATTTTCCACCCCGATACCCTTTCTCTGAACAGCCTGGATGCACTGATTAAGATGGTCAAGACCGAGGCTCCCCGCTTTACCGAGGCCCCTCTGTACATCACCATTCCCAACCACCTGATGGTTCAGTGCTTTACCCAGCCCGAACCCACGGAGCGTTTTTTCCGCCAGTTCTTCTACGAGGTTAAGGCCACCGATGTCCCCGGCTGGGCGGAGAAGAACACCCTCGGCTTTGAGGAAGCCCAGATCGCCCTGCGGACGCGCTTCCAGGAGACCCCTGACACGCTGTATGCGATGAAGCTGGTCAGCGATATTTCCTTGGGTGCCAAGGTCATTTACAACGACAATGGCATCGCTACTACCATTACCACCCAGAAGGGTGTTGCTCTTCAGACCAACGAGCAAATCAGGCCTCTGGTGAAGCTGCGTCCTTACCGCACCTTCCAGGAGGTTGAGCAGCCTGAGAGCATCTTCCTGATCCGTGTCAGCGACCGCGGTATCTCGTTCATTGAAGCTGACGGCGGTATGTGGAAGCTGAAGGCTCGCGAGACGGTCAAGGCATTTCTGGAGAAGGCCCTGGCAAAGGAAATCGAGGAAGGCACCGTATACGTCGCTCTGTAAGCATAAAAAATCCCCTGCAGGTCTCGCACACCTGCAGGGGACCGAATCAGCAACACAAGCCAATTCTTTTCATGCGCCCCTATTTTAAGGGCAGAAAGAGAGTTTTGTCAATGAAAACCTCAAAAATCATTATCAAGAATCTGTTCGGCATCCGTGAGACCACCCTCGACGGGAAGTCTGTGGAGATCTCCGGCCCCAAGGGAGCCGGCAAGACCTCCGTGCTGGATGCCATCCGTTTCGCCCTCACAAACCGTTCTGAGCGGGACTGCATCGTCCACCAGGGCGCCGATGAGGGCGAGATCATCATCGAGACCACCACCGGTCTCTCCATCGACCGCAAGGCCCTGCCCGCCAAGTCCGCCGGTACGGTCAAAGTGCGTGACGGTTCCCTCCTTCAGACACGGCCGGCCGAGTTCCTCTCCCAGATCTTCACGCCCCTGCAGCTGAATCCTGTGGAGTTCACGCAGCTCTCCCGGCAGGAAAAGAACTGCGTGATCCTCTCCCTCATCGAGTTTGACTGGGATGTGAACTGGATCCGGGAGCAGTTCGGCGAGATCCCGCAGGGGGTTGACTACTCCAAGCATATTCTGGAGGTCCTGAACGACATCCAGGCAGAAAACGGCATCTACTTCCAATCCCGGCAGAATATCAACCGGGACATCCGCAACAAACAGGCGTTTATCAGCGACATCGCCAAGGATATTCCCTCCGGATACGACTATGACCGCTGGAACCAGTATCCCATCGGGGATCGTTACAGGGAACTGGAACGGCTGCGCGAGAATAATAGCGTGATCGAGCGGGCTAAGGCGTTCCGCGCCAATTTCGCTTCCAAACTCCGGGGGCTGGAAGGTTCCAGGGACGTAGAGATCGGTGCCATTGACCGGGATATTGCGGCCGAACGCGCCGCTCTGACGGGCAGTATCGAACGGATGAAGGCCGAGCTTCAGGCTGCCGAGGAGAAGCTGGCCCAGCTGAGCCACCGCCGTCAGGATCGGGTAGATATTGCCACCGCTAAGTATGAGGCAGCTAAGGCCAAGCTGGAAAAGGACGTCGGCGTGGCCGAGCAGTATGCCGACCAGGAGCCTGTGGACACTACGGCGCTGGCGGCAGAGGTTACCAATGCCGAGGAGATGCGGAAGCATCTGAACGAGTACCAGCGTATGGTGGCCATGCAGGCCGAAGTGAAGGGCCTGACCGACCAGTCTGCTGAACTGACCCGCAAGATTGAGCTTGCCCGTGAGCTGCCGGCAACCATCCTGGCAGAGGCCCATATCCCCGTGGAGGGCCTGACCGTGGAGAACGGGATCCCGCTGATCAACGGCCTGCCCATTTCCAATCTGTCCGACGGTGAGCTTCTGGAACTGTGCGTGGATATCTCTGTCTGCAAACCCGGCCAGCTGGAGATTATCCTCATCGATGGCGCTGAGCGGCTGGACAAGGAGAGCCGCGAACGGCTGTATGCCAAGTGCAAGGCTAAGGGCCTTCAGTTGATCGCCACCCGCGTGACCGATTCCGAGGAACTGGAGGTGACGGAGCTGTGACTGCTGCGGAACGTTTGCAGGCTGAAAAGGAGCGTCTCCTCGCAGCCACTGGCTTCTATGTCCCTCCTTACAGAATGGCGAACCTGATGAAGGCTGCGGCCAAAGTTATGGATATCGTCATTAAGGCAGACACCAATATCTGCTATGAAGAGTGCCGTTTCATTATGGCGATTGTAAATGCTGCTATTCCAAACGCAGCCGACCAGACGGAGGAAAGCAAACATGATGACGAAAGATAAACTGCGCCAGCTGACCGGCGATGAACGTCTCGGCCAGATGCGCGAATCCGAGTACCTGGGTGCCGAGGACATCGATGACGGCACAGAGCCGGTGCTCACCATTGCCGGCCTGTGGTACGGATCTGTGACCCTGCAGCGCGGCAAGGAGAACAAGGATGTACTCTCCTTCGCTGAAGAGCGGGTGCCCGGCATCATGCAGGTCCGGCCTCTGATCGTCAATTCCACCAATCGGAAGACGTTGCGAAAGCTATTCGGTGACGCCAAGGCCTCCACATTGGTGGGGAAGCAGATTCAGCTCTACGTGGATCACAATGTTCGGGATCCGCAGGATGGTGGTCTGACGGATGGAATCCGTATCCGGCCGTACAAGCCCCGCGTTCAGAAGCAGGAGCCGCCCCCTGTCTGTACGGACTGTGGGCAGGAGATTACCCAGGCCATGGGCAAGGATGCCCGCTGGCTGTCGGCCTACACGGCAAAGCACTACGGCGTTGCCCTCTGTGCCGCCTGCGCCCAGAAACGGAAGGAGGCGGCGGTCGCTGCGGAAATGCAGCAGGAACAGGAAAGCGCTGCGGAAGCGCAGCAGTCCGTGGACAGCCCGCAGGAGGGTAATATCCAGCCCCCAGACAATGAGACCGGCCTTTCTAACATGGAGGCCGATGGCGAGGAGGTGCTGTAATGGGACTTCCTGTGGTAACCAGAGAGAACTATTACGATCCGGAAATCAACATGGCCTATATGGGCTCCACCCAGTTCAAAGCCTTTACCAAATGCGAGGCGGCGACCCTGGCGGAGTTGAGGGGTGAGTGGGTACAGCCCTCCACCCAGGCCTTGTTGGTGGGCGGTTACATCGATGCCTGGTTCTCCGGAGAACTGCCGGTCTATCAGGCACAGCACCCGGAACTGTTCAAGCGGGATGGAACCCTAAAGGCTGAATACCTCAAAGCCCAGGAGGTCATTGCCCGGATGGAGTCCGATGAACTCTACTCCATGCTGATGTCCGGGCAGAAACAGGTGGTCCGGACGGGGCTGATTGCCGGCGTTCCCTTCAAGGTCAAAATCGACAGCCTGCTGGACGGTGATACCTGCAGGAAGATTGCAGAGAGATTTCCGAAGGCTCAGGCCGCCCTTGGCTTTTGTGACGGCGCCATCGTAGATCAGAAGGCTATGCGGGACATGGCTGCTGTGTGGTCTGAGGAGGAGCATTGCCGGCTTCCTTTCGTAGAAGCTTGGGGGTATGACCTCCAGGGGGCTATCTATCAGGCGATTGAGGGAAGTATGCTACCCTTCATCTTGGCTGTTGGCACTAAGGAAGATTCGCCGGATCTGGCCGCTCTATATATCGCCGACGAGGACCTGGCCGCGAAGCTTCACGAAGTAGAAGACTTAGCTCCACGGTACCAGGCCATTAAAGAGGGGCGAATCCAACCTACCCGTTGTGAGCATTGTGCTTACTGCCGTGCCACAAAGCGGCTTACATCGATTCTCAACTACAAGGAGTTTTTCTAATGCTCAATAAGATCTTTCTGATGGGCCGTCTGACTCGGGATCCGGAGCTGCGTCATACGCAGAACGGTACCGCTGTGGCCTCGTTCTCGATCGCAGTTGACCGGGATTTCAAGGATAAGCAGTCCGGCGAAAAAGCCACCGATTTTGTGGATATTGTGGCCTGGCGTAGCACAGCGGAATTCGTGGATAAGTATTTCAGCAAGGGCCGGATGGCTGTGGTGGAAGGCCGCCTGCAGATCCGAGACTGGACAGATAAGGACGGCAACAAGCGACGCAGTGCAGAGGTTGTGGCTGACAGTATTTACTTTGGAGATTCCAAGCGCGACGGAGACTCCGGCGGCACATACCACTCAGCCGGTAGATCTTCGGGGGTAAATGTCAGCGCAAGCGACTTCACCGACCTGGGTGATGACGATGGCGAGTTACCGTTCTGATGACACAGCGAACCAGATTAAGGCTCGTCTGACGATGGACGAAGTTGTGCGGCACTACGGCTTCGAGCCGAACCGCGCAGGATTTATGCGCTGCCCGTTCCATCAGGGAGATCATACCGCATCGCTGAAGATCTACGCAGGAGACCGCGGCTGGCATTGCTTCGGCTGCAATTCCGGCGGCTCGGTAATCGACTTTGTGATGCGGCTATACGATATCAATTTCCGACAGGCCGTTCTGCGCCTGGATCTGGACTTCGGCCTGGGATTGAGCCAGGCTCCCCAGCTCTCCAGGGCAGAACAGTCGGCTATCCTGGATGCCCGCAGACGCGAGGCCGAGAGGCGAGCTGTCTTTGAGCGGGAATACCACGAGAAGACGGTGGAGCACCGTTACTGGTGGGAAGTCCTGAAATATTTTGCGCCGACCAAAGAGGACGCCGCCGCCGGCTTCATTCATCCTCTCTACGCCGAAGCGCTGCGCCGTCAGCCGTATCTGGAATACTGGCTGGAAGAAAATTTGGGTAAGGGGGTGATCATGTGAAAGAGCCTGCGGTCTGGGAATATGAAAGAGAAGATTTCATGACAACTAAGCCCTACGAGGAGCTTTATCAATTCCATGTGCAGCCATTCGTACACGCCACACAGATGGAGTCCCTTGCGGCCTACGCTGTCTCGAAAGGATTCCGGGGCTTCAAGTCCATGTACAAAAAATACGTGGAGAGCCTGAAGGCTCAGAGCGGTACCCTCTACATCGAAAACGTTACCCAGTTTACCAATCAGCCGCTGGAACTTAACGCCGGCGAATGGGAAGCCGATGACCTCGGGATTCACAAAAAGAACGGCTTCAATGATGAAATAGCCTGCCCACACCCTATTATGCCGGTGGAACGACTGGTGAATATTGATACCGGAGAAGAGAAGCTACAGCTGGCATACCGGAAGGGAGCCGTCTGGAGACATCTCATTGTCAGCAAGACCGTCCTGGCCAGTTCCAACAAGGTGACGGAACTGGCAGGTTCCGGTATCGCAGTAAACAGCCAGAACGCCAGGGCATTTATCCAATATATCTCCGACATGGAAAATCTGAACTACGATTTGATCCCGGAGAAGAAGAGTATCGGGCGCTTCGGCTACATACCAGGCGAGGGCTTTTCTCCCTTCGTGGATGGCCTGATCTTCGATGGTGACGCCAATTTTAAGGCGATGTTCCAGACGGTCCAGAGCCGGGGTTCTGAAGCTAAGTGGCTGGAGACGGCAGCTGAGGTGCGGAGCATGTCCATCACGGCCCGGATCATTCTGGCTGCCTCTTTTGCCTCTGTGCTACTGGAGCCTCTGAACTGCCTGCCATTCTTTGTCCATCTCTGGGGCGTTGATTCTGGCACCGGCAAGACGGTCGCTCTAATGGTGGCTGCCAGCGTGTGGGGAGATCCAGCCGTCGGTGCTTACGTCAAGACCTTTGACGGCACCGTGGTCGGCATGGAAAAAACAGCCGCATTTTTGAACAATCTTCCATTCTGCCTTGATGAGCTTCAGCTGGCCAAGGACAACAAGGGCCGGACCATGTTCGACGTCTACAAGCTGGCGCAAGGCGTCGGCCGCACCCGCGGAAACCGTGCCGGCGGCGTGGATCTGACGCCCACGTGGAGAAACTGCATCCTAACTACAGGAGAATCACCCCTGACCGGAACAGCCAGCGGCGCCGGCGCTGTAAACCGTGTCATCGACATCGAATGCAAATCATCGCAGGCTGTCATCAAGGACGGTATGCGTATCTCCAATTCCGTCAAACGCAATTTTGGCTTTGTCGGCCGGAAGTTCGTAGATCAGCTTTACCAGCCGGGCGTGGTGGATCAGGTATCAGAGCGGTACCGCGAGTTGTTCCGGACCCTCAGCGACCGTGACACCACCGAGAAACAGGCTATGGCTGCCGCCTCGATCATTCTGGCGGACGAGCTGGCCTGTCAATGGATCTTCTCCGGTACCCAGCATCCATTGACGATCGAGCAGATATCAGAGTTCCTGGCATCCAAAGCGGCGGTGTCCGCCGGTGACCGGGGCTATAAATATCTGTGCGACTGGGTCACGCAGAATTCGAACAAGCTGTGCGGCCGGTCTGAGAATCCCAATATAGACGTGCTGGGCGCATTGGAGCCAGGACGGGCATATATCATCCGCTCTGTCTTTGAGCGCATCCTGCAGGACGCCGGATACTCGACAGCGGCTATGATCTCATACCTGAAGCAGGAATCCCTGATCGAGACCCGCGGGCGTGCCAACACCAAGGGGAAGCGTATCAATGGTATCCCCACGGAATGCTTCTGCCTGCGGCTGCCCACCGTGGAGCTGGATGACGAGGAAGATCCGGATGAATTGCCGCTGTAGTGTGGAACATGAGGAACGTGCGTGGAACACAGGTTCCACAGCCCACAGCCCTTGCGCCGCAAGGCCTTCAACCACTTTTTTGTGGGGTGTGGAACTGTGGAACAAAAAATACAGCATATATAAGAGCGCGTGTATATATGGACGTTTGTTCGAGTGGTATATATGTGCAAATTTCGTGGAAGTTTTCGAAAATTTTGTTCCACGGTTCCACGGTTGCCACGTAGCCCTTGCGCCGCAAGGCTTTCAGGTGTGGAACACAAGTTCCACGGTGTTCCACGGTTCCACGTTTTTGGAGGAAATCTATGGAACTGAGAACTTATCAAACCGAATGTATTGACACGATCGAGGCGCAGCCGCCCGGCGCGTACCTCGCTCAGATGGCAACAGGCCTCGGAAAGACCGTTACCTTTGCGAATCTTCCCAGGCATGGAGGCCGAATGCTGATCCTGTCCCACCGTGAGGAACTGGTGGAGCAGCCCCGTAAATACTTTGATTGCTCCTATGGCATCGAACGTGCCCAACAGCACAGCCACGGTGAGGAGGTTGTCAGCGCCAGCATTCAGACGCTGGTACGCCGGCTGGATCAGTTCGATCCGGAGGACTTCCGGCTCATCATCTGCGACGAAGCCCATCATGCGGCCGCCAGCACATACCGGAAGATCTTCGACCACTTCCGGCCGGAGAAACTGATAGGTTTCACCGCTACCCCGAATCGCGGAGACAAGGTCCGTCTGGACACGGTGTTCAGCAAGATCATTTTCCAGAGAGATCTTCGCTGGGGCGTGCAGAACGGATACCTCTGCGACATCCATTGCCGCCGAGTGGATATAGGCTTTGATCTCTCTGCAGTCCATACCCGCCGCGGTGACTATGCTCCCGGTGAGTTGGACGAGGCCATGGACGGAACCGCTGATGCCATCGCCGAGGCATATCGGAGCATGGCGCTAGGTGCCACGCTGATCTTCGCCGTCAGCGTACATCAGGCTGAGGAGATTGCCAAGCGGATCAAGGGTGCCGTGGTAGTCACCGGCGAAACCAAGGATCGAGCGTCCATCATCCAGGCCTTTACCGCCGGCGAGATCCCCTGCATTGTCAACTGCATGGTATTCACCGAGGGAACTGACATTCCACGCGTCGAGACGGTCATCATCGCCCGCCCTACCCAATCAGAAACACTCTACGCCCAGATGGTAGGCCGCGGCCTTCGACTCTATCCCGGGAAGCAGCGGCTGGAGTTGATCGATTGCGTGGGTGTTACCGGGAAGACGTCGCTTTGTACGGCTCCGTCTCTGCTCGGCATCGATATGGCGAATGTGCCGAAGCGGAAGGAAAAGGACATTGAGGGAGATCTCTTTGAACTGCCGGAGAAGATTGCAGCGGCATCAGACTCTCCGGAGAGCTGGGTGAAGAACATCCACCTGGTAGATCTGTGGGCACAGGAGCAGAAGTATCAGACTCATGACGTCAACTGGTTCAAGATGCCGGACGGCTCTCTGGTGTGCTCGCTATCCAACAGACAGCGCATCACGATTCCCTGTCCGGATGCGCTTGGTATGGTAAACCTGGCAAGCGGCGCCCGCTGTGGGATGCAGGAAGCGCTTGATCTGGCGTACCTCACGCTGATTCGTGACCATCCCAATGATCGGATGTTGTGGGATCTGCAGGCTGTACGGAAATGGGGAAAGTCACCTGCTACGGCGAAGCAGCTGGAAATCATCAAAAAGCGCTGTAAGGGTTTTGACACCGCCAACCTCAGCAAAGGTGACGCAAGCCAGATCCTGAACAGGCTTCTGAATGAGCCAAAGAAACGGAGGGGCGCATGAAGCTGTATGTATCAAAAGCGGAAGACCGCGATCAGGTCATCGTAATCCTCGCCCGGAATGGGTACACCGTCCGTCAGGGCAAGGAGAAAGACCCGAAGAACAGCAAGACCGTGACCTTCGTGGAGGTGATAGAGAATGGCAAGTGAGGCCCAGCATCAGGCTTACGTCATCAAGTGGAGCCAGCAACCATCTATCCGCCGGCAATGGCCGGAGTTGGCCCTGCTCCATCACATACCCAACGGAGGTACCCGCGATCAGGTTGAGGCAAAGCACCTGAAGCAGCAGGGCGTGAAGTCCGGCGTGCCGGATCTGTGCCTGCCGGTACCGCGCGGCCGCTACCACGGCCTCTATATCGAGATGAAGACCGAAAGCGGTCATACCACGGCCGTGCAGGAATGGTGGGGCGAACGCCTTCAGGCGCAGGGCTACGCATGGCGTGTCTGCCACGGCTGGCAGGCTGCTGTAGCACTCCTGGAATGGTATCTGCAGCTATGAGCACCGGGTTCTCATTCCCCTGGGAGAAGGCTGCCATGCGCGGTGAGGAGCTCCCCGATGGCCTGTCCCTGCCGGATCAAATGGCCTATACCGCCCTGCGAAACACTTACCGGGCCTATTACGACAAGACCATTTCCCGTGATGCGGCTGCTGCTGAGAAGCAGCGAATCCGTCTCGCCTGGACACGAGCCGTCAGCAGAGCAGCGTTTGACCAGAGGCTGACTGCCTACCATGTGAAAGTCATCCGGGAGACCGAGGCGGCCAAGAACGCCTTCAGGAAGGATCCGACTCCGGCGAATGCGCTGCGGCTCTGCAATGCGATGGACGGCCTTCCACCGCCTGATACGGAAGGGAGCCTAACACCATGAGTGACTACCGGCATTGGACCTCTGATGAAGAAAAATACATCCACGACCATTGGCAATCACAGACCGACAGCGAGATGGCCGCTGCGTTGGATCGGTCGGAGGGTGCTGTACGCACCAAGCGCCGGGAGCTGCGCTGCTCCCCACAGAAAACCTGGACGCCCTGCGATTCCTGCACTGAGTTTCAGCGAATACGTCCCCAATATTGCCGGATGTGCGGCGGGGAGTTTCTGGAGCGGAAGGAACAGACTTACTGCCCGAAGTGCCGGGCCATGCGACTGACCATTTATCTTTGATCCACCACGAAAGGAGACTCAAGATGGCAAAATGTAAAATCTGTGGAAAGGCCGTAGTGACAACAAATGTATTCCACCATGAATGCTGGCAGGAGGAGGCAGAGAAGCTCGCACAGGTATTCTGCGATGATTATTGCCGCTGGCCGCGCGAGTGCCCCAACCAGGACGAGCTGGAGGATAAGCATTGCGACAGCTGCGATCTGATCCGCGTCCTGAATCTCGGATTGTGAGGTGCAGTCCATGAATATAGAAGAATTGATTACGGCCCTTCGTGGGCTGAAGGTAGAGACTGGGAGCCTAGCCTGTCTGGGCTGTGGCTATGAGCATAACTGTGGAATCCACGGGTGCGCGATTATAATCGCTGCTGCTGACCGGCTGTCGGAGCTTCCAGAGGAGGAGCTGTGATGGCAAGAGTGGACAAGCCGGAGATCGGCTCGGAAATGTATGCCGTTTTTGAACATCTGTACAGTAGCAAATCGGCCCCGGCGAGAAGCCTGAAAGAATATTGCGTCTGCAAGGGGACGGTGCGCGGCTTTTACACCGGAAACTATACGGATGTGTGTTTGCTGTTCCAGCGCCCGGACGGTGCCCCGTTTCTAAGTTACTACAAGCTGGAGGACATCAGCAAAAAGCTGTTTTACACGGCAGCAGATGCCGCCGAGCTGGCCAAGCGTATGACCGAGAAATACGAGCAAACATGGGGCTGGATCGGGGCCCCGGAGTTCCCCATGGCCAGACCGTGGGAGGATTTATTGGAGAGAAAAGATGACAGCACGCCGTATATGGAAATCGAAGGCCGCTGCTGAAGGAGGAAGTCATGAATATCACTATTGCTTCAAAGCTCATGGAGTTGTACGCAGCCTGCCCTAAATGCGGCTGCGAGGTAATCGGGAACGGAAAAGGCTTGCTAGAATGTGATACTGCCGCCGGCTTCTTTAAGCGTTCCTGTGGCTGTGGCTGGCACGTCGAGGTCACAGAGGTAATCACAGAGGGATCTATGACCGAGGCTCCTCCGGAGCTGCCGACCGAGGATGAGGATGAGCCTGAGCCAGTGGCTTTTGCCAATCCGGAACCCGAGCCGGCGCCCAAGCCCATTTCTGAACCAGAACCTGTGCTGGAACCAGAGAAGATCAGACCGTGGAATGGCTTCGTACATATCCGTTGCGAGGCTTGCCACAAGGAATCCACGACCTGCCTGAGGACGCCGACCGACACCTACATCTGCAAGGAATGCGGACATGAGATGCCGCTTCCGAAGGCGTACCGTGCCTACACCAGATGCGAGTGTGGCCAGAAAGGAGCCTATCTCACCAATATCACAGACTGGGCCTTTGACATTCCCTGCGTCCGCTGCGGCTCCCCCAATACCGTGACCTATAACCCGGGGCGGGACTGCTACGGCCCCGTCGGCAGCACCCAGCGGCGGACGAAACCACGAAAGAAGAAATGAGGAGGTAAGAACGATGAAGCGTGAAACCTATCAGCGAGGTCTGCCCGGCGTCAAATGGGGCATCTGGAATTGCCAGAGGAAGTGCTTTCAGTTCAGCATCTGCGAAGATACGCCCATGTTGGCTGAGGCTCGGCTTTACCAGAAAATCGGTGATGACGCAAAGAAATGGCGCTTCGAGCCCCGCCAGCTTCCGGGCAAATACGCAACTTTTTCACCCGTTTTATAA